TCATCTGTCAATGTTAATTCTTTGAACTTTAAAACAAGAACATCTGTCTTTTCTTTAACAATTTTATTAATAACTTTTTCTAATTCTCTCTGGGCTGGTCTTGCTACTTGTTCCTTAAATGTTCTGTCTTGTGCTAATGCTGCTGCAATTGCGCCTGAGTCTCCTCCGCCAATTTTAGAAAGAGGAACTTGGTGTGCAATTAAAATATCATCACGATTTTGCTTTCTATATTTTTCAAAAGATCCTTCTTGAACGCCATTCTCAATTGGCTCCATGTTAAACTCAACCTTATTGGTATCTGTGTCTCCAGGCAGTGGAATGTATAGAGTTCTATGTGACTGACCCTTTAGGCTTGTCTGCAAAAACCTAAACATCTTATCTTCAGCATCTGCAGAAAGACGTGCACCCTTTAGTGTCACAACATAACGAGGGACAGCCTTATTGCTAAAGTAGTCGATGTTATATTGTGACGCTAACTGGTCTCCATGGAGCGAGTTTATTGCCGACATTATATCTGGTACACCATAAAAAGTATTTAAAGGCGAATACTGTTTAAAGTGTATTATTTCATTTGGCCTAGTATCTGAGGTTACAGGATTCGGATTTCTAGCACCAAAATTTCTAAAATAAACAACCTTATTACCTATAATTTGCAAATAACCATCTTTGAGTCTTCTAACACGAATTGTAGTTGCTGGAATGTGTCCAATGTATCCTATTTCACCACGTGTTGTTCTTCCAATTTCTAAATAACCATTACCGATTGCCTGTACATCTGTATATACTTTTGTCATTGTAGTTGTAAATGAATCATCGTCGTTAAGTGATTCAATCCACTCGTGTAACTCTATCTTTGCTCTTTCAATTCTATTACGTGCTCTTTCAACTTGACCTTTATCTTTATTTGATTCAAGCCTTAACATTGTGCTTGGAGAAACTTCAAAGTCATACCCTAAGCCAACTATGTTTTCTACTTTTGCGTCAATTGCTGCATGGTTGGCAAATGATGTGTCATAGTAATTTGCTAATTCGTATACATTCCATGGTGGAGTAATAACATCAAATAAACCGTATCCATTTCTATATACTGTACCAGGATTAATTTCTTTTGACTTTGCATCTCCCAAACCATGTTGTTCTGCTCTTGCACTATCTATGTATGCTTGGCTAGGATCATTAGCAGACTTTTCAATTGAACGAGAAATCCTTCTTTTAAAATTATTGTCTATGCCAGAATAAGACTTTAATTCTGTCCATGTTTTATTAAATGGATCTGCTCCCTTAAATAAGTCAGTATTGTCTACTATATTGTCAATACTTGCTTTAAGGATATATTCTTTTTCTTCTGACATTATTCTTCGTCTCCATACTTTGCAATAGTATCTTTTGCTGCCTGAACAGCACCTAAGTCATTAAGGTTAGGAATTAGGCCAGCCTTCATTCTGTCTACCTGCTCAGAATATTGCTCATCTGTTACCCTTCCCATACCTGCAAAGAAATATGGCTCGCCGTCTGGCTCTCCATAATGTGCTGCTGCCTGTCTTAATTCTGCGATTCTTGCAAGATCACCTTTCATAGATGGAATATTTAATATGTTGCCATTACCATCTGTAAACCACTTACCATTAGCCTTCTTCCAAACATAAATGCCCCAGTCATATTTTTTATCTATTACTGTTACTTTAGTTTCGCCTATTTGACCAGGCATTCTGGGCTTTCCTTTTTTGTCAAAAAGTGGTTGATCCTTGTGTTTCATATCCACAAGTATACCATATCATACTGCACTTGATATCTGTGACTGCCATGATATATCCTTAAATACCGAATACTCGTACCCCTGAATACCAAAAACAGAGTCATCCTCTACTATAATTTTATTTGTACCAGTATAGGACTTGTACAAGTCTGCTGGATCTACTCCATAATAACTGCTTGAAGACTGTATTAGGACACCTTCCCACATATAAAAATCATTCCAATATTCCCACTCAAAAAATCCGTCTGCAGAGAACTTAACCCTAGCCCAAGGCCTATTGGTAACACTCTTTACCTCTTGTAAGTTAGTTGTTTGATAATATGATAAAGCATTAAATATAATTGGTCCGTTGATCATAATAGACCCTGTATAGGATTTAAAATTAAGAATATCTGAAAACCCTATCCCCAACAAAGCCCATTCATTTATATTTATTACTGGCTCTTTTACAATTTTTCCATTTAGATAAAATGATATGGCGTTATAAAGTTTTCCAGTATTACCGTCTAAAGCATAAATCTTTGCCCGTTTCCCAGATGGGTGATTTGCAACCATGTACAACTTAATAATTTTATTTTTTGCATTTATTTGCATTATTTGTGTTGGCACATATGGGAAAAAGTCAGAATTAAATCTAATCAACCTTTGCATAGCCATAATTTCGTATGTCTGTATTTTAGAAGGATTTATAGATATAGCAACTCCACGATTAATTAGTGGATCATAATCTCCCCTTATTTCTAACCCAGAGTCTTTTGTTAAATATAAATATGGCGAGGAGCCTTTGTATATTGAAAAAGGATTTTGAGTTTTATAGTCAAAATAATATCCTGTAGACTTATATGGATAAACCGATGTTCCAAATCTCGTACCTATGCTATTTGCTCCATTATAATTAAATGCTTGTGACGCTAATTGTAAGTTTTTGATTTTTAATGGGCTGTACTTTATGCCGTCAATATTTACTTCTATGTGAAGCACTATTGCCAAATCATTAAAATCAACGTCTTGTGGTGGATATACAATAACATTATCTACAACCTCGTATTTTGTGTTTATCCAGTTGCTTCCTGGATTAATTACACCATTCTTTGGAACATCTTCTTTTCTTATAAAAAACGATTCTGGTGAGTTAGCACCTTCCTCTAAATATTCAAAAGTTATATATGTTTTTACAAGTTCACTAGAAGTGTCATATGTATATTTTTTAATTGATCTTTGCTGTAAGTCTTCATAGTTTAAGTATCCAGTAAATAAGAAATTATCTAAAGAACTATAAGACCTTTGCTGTGGAAAAGAATATTCTGAAGACAATTCTGAATATGGCCATCCATCTGGGTCTACCGTTTCTGTTTCTTTAAACTTTATAGATGCTGGATAATTAATATTAAACTGGATAAAGTCTAATTCAAATATCTGATTTCCATATTCATCTAAAACATTTTGACCAAAGTATGATAATGGAACGTAGTCTTTCCATGAACCAGACACTGTTGAATCTAAGTAAAATTTATTAAAGTATTTTTTAGGAACTATTCCCACACTCGGTATATGAGTTTTTAATAACCTTAAGTCTGGCAATAAAGGAGAATAACTATAATTTTCGTATTCTGGAACTACTGTGTCATATTGATCTTCCTCTAATGATGGGTTTGTTTCTCCTATGTAATCACTCCAGCCCAAATCATTTTGGTTATATGAACCACCGTCTATGTCAACTCCTGGCTGATATAAATCAAATATATTTTCATAATCTATTGGAACTCCTATTTCGTTAAATAAGTTTCCTATATCAGATAAGTTCTTTTCCGAGCATATGCCTATTTTATATATCTTTCCAGTAAAAGTTTTTTCAAACTCTTTTGTTCCTCCAACATATAGTTTTAAGATTGATTGATTTGTAAAAAATGATATTACATTATCTCCAAAATAATTCTTAAACTTGTCTAACTCTAAACCTACAGCAAAAACAATATTAGCAGTTTCTCCTTCTTCGCCGTCATCTAAATTTGTTGCAGATAGTGCACTTACACGAGAACACTCGTATATGTTTTTTACAACATCATTGTATTTTAATATATACTTAATTTTATCATTAACACATTCTATTGAAAAATAATTTGAGTTATTATCTTCTATTCTCATTAATACTTCGGTGCCAGAAAAAGAAGGTGGCACTTCAAACAAACCATATAATGCTTTTGTTATTTGATTATAAAGAGAAAAATTATCAAAGTATATATATGAGTTTACTGAGTCCCAAGAACTATTAGGTTTTAAAGAAAGAAACAGTGGGTTGGCAGACAGATTTTGATCTTCTAGCATTTCTTTTTCTTTATTTGCAGAACTGTCTGTAAGTATTTGAGGAGTAAATATACTTGGTACAGTTAAGACATTATCTTCTACTATTAGGTTATCTATAGATGCCTGACTCCAAGAACCTAGGTCTGGGTAGTTATAATTTTTTGTGTAATCGGCAAAAGAATAATCAAAAAATACTGACTCTCCTCCGTAAATTGAATTTAAGTTTTGGGGATACTGAACTCCTTGACCAAATACAAATCTTCTTTTTGCAACAATAGATGGAACTATATATGGATATAAAGCAATACAATCTATCTCAATTGGCTCAATTTTTTCATATGCATAAAAGCCTATCCAGTTTTGATCTTTTCCGTTTGAATTAAAGTGATATGGTAAAGATATTGTGTCACTTTCTATAGGTATAACAATAATCTCTTCACCATTTAAAAGTAAAGACACCTGATTGTTTGTATATCTAAGATGTATCAGCATTGGTCTTTCCCATTTTCCTACATAATAAGATCCATACTTGTCATCTATCTTTAATAATAAAAACGAACCATCTAAATATATGCCGTCTTCAGAGGCTATTGGACCTATTATTCTTTTTTGTTCTGTAGATGCATTATTAGTTCTTAGCCAAAATTCTAAAGTATAATCTTGATGCTTTCCAGAGTCAGACAACATGCCTAAAGATGGAACTATTAATGAAGGGCTTTCATCATTATGATATAACTTAGTAATGTTTTGTGAACCAAAAACCATTGGAACTCCAAAATTTTTTGCAACTAAGGCATTGTCTTTAGAAAAGTAATAGCCTGAATTTTCTGAAAGTCCGTATGAGTCTGCCAAAACAACCTTAGAAGATGGCAGTGCAATGCCAGAAGGCAAATCAAATGTAGATACACCCAAAGAATGTGAATGAAATTCTTCTGACCACTGGCCTAACGTTAGTCCATTTGCGTAAACTAAATAGTCATCTTGATCATTAGTTGCAAATAAAAAATTAAACTTAATTATAATTTTTATTTCAGAATTATCAAAATCTGGACTAAATGTTTCTGACAAAAACATCCATCTTTCTTTAATTGAAATATCGTATGGTTTTAAAACATCCACATAAGAACTTAAAACTGAATCGTAGTATCTGTACCCTAACTCTATTCCGAGGATATATGGGCTTTCTGTATAAAAATATGACCCTATGGAAAATGTTTGCAAGGTTTTATTTATATCGTCAACATTTATTATATCTGGACTTACCAGCGTTACGGAAAACGTGTCTCCAGTCAAACTTGTTGGAACTATTCTGTTAACTATGCTTTCTGGAAATGGTAAATCTGAAAAACTTGTAACTGAAGATGATGTTCCATTGTCTATTGCCCAACCAGACATATCTCTAGTTGATTCATTAATAATAGAGACGTAGTCTAGTTTATCGTCTAAAGCCCATAGGCTTTGAGGATGTTCAGAAAATATTTTTTCAGCATATAAGTTTGATGGACTAGACATTATGGGTCTATTTTATCATACGATGCGTGTGAACCACCTAGGAGTTGTATATCTTGTCCCCGATTCAATTGTTTTAACGCCATGAACATAGTCTGGGTTGTCTGGGAAACAAAGAAGATCTCCTGGCTTTGGCTTATAGGATATATCATACTTTGGAAAATATATGTCTCCGCCAGTATAGTCATCGTTTAAATAAACTAGAGTTGCTATATCGTTTGGTCTATTTGAGTCAAAATGCTCATGCATACCCTTGCCAGCAATAAACTTTGCTATATGTGTTTTTTCATGAAGAAAATCCTGAAACGGTCCCTCATAATTTTCTTTAACAAAATCATAAACTTTAAGAGCATACTCTTGCATTATGTCTAATAGTTCTGAGTCTCTAGACTTTATCTCATTATATGTATGAACGGTAAACTCCTGCTCATTATTTCCATACTCTGGAAAATCATCAGAATACTTTTTTGCATACTCAGATATTCTTAAAGCAATATCTCTAGGCATAAATTCTTCTACATACTTAATTTTATCTATCATGGTTTAACCTTTATCTCACAAGCATCAGTTGTACAGTACATTTCTCCCTGTGCCTCCAAATTTTCTGCACCGTCGTAAATAGCAGACCAATCTATCTTTTTGATTTGGCCTATATAACTATTATACTCCTCTTCAGTAATTTCTGTATATGGTTGCTGTGGGTATACAGTATTTCCCATTGGCAAAAATGAAACGGCTTTTAATTGTCCCTCATACATATGAAGTGCTGGAGCAATATGCTTTGTTTCAGTTTCTTTGTTAAATGATAGAGTTACAGACACGCCGTTATCAGACCAATATTTCTGAGCAGTAGCAGCAAGCGCAATCTTCTCAAATAATGTTACATCCTTTTCAGATCTTGAGTGACCAGAGTGTACTGGGAAATATACGACAGTTGTATTCGCAGATACAAGGTCAGCCTCCATCTTATATCCAGCAGCCTTGAATAAGTGAATCATTGGGTCGGTATTCCCAAAACGAATTGCTCTTAAGAAATAGTTTCCACCAGGTGCCCAGTGAACTCCAGGGGTTGCGCCAGAAAGAATTGATACAGACCCTGATGGTTTAACAGTTGTGACCCTAATGGAATCACGAACGCATAACCACTCAGAATACTTGTGATCATATCTACGAATAGTTTCATATCCTTCGTCCATCCATTCACGCACAACAGGCAAACCAAATTTGTCTGAGAATGAGGCAATTCCTGTAAGTGATGTACCAATACGACGATTACGCTGCATAATACCGTTTGTCTGTTGCCAGTGTGTTGGTATCAGCGTTACCGTCTTT